TCATCGACGATAGGTTAGAGAAAACAAATGACGTAATGCCATACACTACATCAGAGGAGTTAGTAAACATAATAAATATCACTACAACAAAATTATCCTTACCATGAGCAACGCAGTATCAAGTAGCGCAGCCCGCGCTTTCGTAATGGGCAAACGGTTAAGTAAATCTAACACCAGCGTTAGAGCAAATAGCGACGGTAGCGTAGAGATGAGGTTACATGATAACCTTATCGCACGACATACCGTAGAGGACGGTACAAAAGTAACAATGGCAGGATGGGGTACAATGACCACACGTGCAAGGCTCAACGCTATCGTCGATGAGTTAGGTATGCGTGGTGGATTCTGGCAACACAAAGGCGAACAGTTCTACGGTACGCCAGAATCTAATCGTATCATATCAACAAGAGAATGGATACAAATAACAAGATGAAATACAATGGAAAAGAATAACATAATAAAATTCCCTACGAAAGAAGAGAAACCTAGGGTTAAGATAGCGTTACTATCACCACGTACGCACGCACAACAACCATACGGCGAACGAACAGTTATCTTTACAGACGACGATGCGTACGTTAAAATTAAAACAAAAGAAGGTTGGGAGGCTATGCTACAAAGTCATTACATCGAACGAACACGCTTTGATGAAGGGCCACCACGTGTAGACTACAGTTGGGTACGTAAGATAACAGAACCTATCTACGCTAAAATGCGCCGCAGCCGTAAGAAATACTGATGACTACGCCACGCGAGATGAGTAGGTTAACGAAGCGGTTAGCTGCTTACAGTACAGTTGACCCAGATATGCGTAAGTTAACGCAAGATGCCATAACCTTATCGTTTCGTAGTGAACCTGTGTTCATTACAGGTGACACGGGTACAGGAAAGGAGGTAATAGCTACGATACTACACGGCACACGTGTAGATAACATTACAACAGTTAACACAACAGCCGTGACGGATACGCTATTTGAGAGTGAGTTATTCGGTCACGTTAAGGGATCATTCACCGGCGCTTACTGCGATAGAGAAGGCTTAATAGCAAGCGCCGGTGTTGGTACGCTATTCCTTGACGAGATAGGTGATATGCCTGTCACGTTACAAGCTAAGATACTACGCCTTATACAGTTCGGTACGTATCGTAGCGTTGGTAGTGACAAGATACGCACCGCAAGCTGTCGTATCATAGCAGCAACGTGCAAAAATGTACCGCAGTTGATAGATAAGAAGCTGTTTCGTGAGGATCTTTACTATCGTCTATCAACATTTACGCTACACCTCACACCGTTACACAGCAGACGGCATGACATACACCATTACCTAACAAACCATGAGTTATGGTTTGATATGACAGAAAATCATCGTAAACATTTCATAACTTACGCTGACAACGAACCAATTCACGGTAACTATCGTGAGTTAGAACAAATCATGTTACGATATGATGTTCTAAAAGAATTACCCAAGCTAACCTAGCATCTAAAAAATAAAGTTTTAGAAGTTAGCCAACTTGGCACGATTCCTGCTTTATATGTAGTATCTGGCCCCAATCAGGGGGTTTAGAAGTTAAGTAGAACCCTAGCATAAACTAAAACATAAGATATGGCACAACATATTGAACAAACATACAAGGACGGAGACTGGAAGGGATTCAAGTTTACCGTAAAGCAATTCGACAGTATCGTAGAAGCTGCCGAAGGTTTGGGTGAGGATAACGTACTCGCCCTCGTTAACCAACAGGTTGCATCACGCATACGCTCCAAGGTAAAGAATGGTTTACCGAAAGGGCTTGGCGGAGATGACCTTGCTAACGCACAGCAACGCCTCATGGATAAGCACCCCAACGCTGTATTGTTTACAGCCGACGATGCTGACGCATGGCGACCTGACCAACGTACCGAAACGCCTACCGCGCTGTTCAAGCAAGCAAAAGAAGCGTTCAAGGCTGGAGATAACTCCAAGGGTGCGGAACTGCTGACTCGAATGCAAGAGCTTCTGGCTGCTGCATAAAGATAAGCATATCGTAGAGAGGGGCGGCCCGTAAAAGCTGCCCCTCTCTTTTACTCATAACTGCTAACACCGTTATTACATTTTTTATATGGACGAAACTATAGATATTGTCGTAGGGAAATTAAAGAAACCACAGAATTTAGCTGCACCAAAGCACCACCGTTCATCGTATACCAAAGAAACAGCCACAATGGTGCAGCCTATCATGGACAAATTATTAGGTGACGGGAGCGATGTGTTTGTACCAGCAGCCAACACAGGCTATAGCTCTAACACATTGTACGGTAAGCTCAACGATGGCTTGCTATGGCTGATGCACAACGATACGACAGACAAGAATGAAGCGTATCGTATGTTACGTACGCAAGTCTCCATGCGTAAGATGGACGACGGCGTTTTGATATATTTTAAAGCTGCCGTACGTGACATCAAGCGTACGCCAAATAAACCGGCGCTTGAGGGTGTTACAGCCGATGGCGTAAAGTGGCGGCATGACCTACTCTCATGGCTGCAACGCGCACAGGAGGGTGAGATGTTTAAAGCTGATGTTACGACAGACGACGACGATCAACGTTGGGTGTATGATAACATAGCTACACACGCACCTAACGCAGAGGTTATATTCAGCGACGATAACATTAAACTAATACGCTAGTGGATTACATTGTACCGTTAGTGTATATAACACTATTCATTATAGTCTACTGTAAAGTAACTAAAAAATGACGATAGAAACCTTATTAGAATGTGAAGTCAGTATGCTAGAGAAGCTAACTGACGATGAACTACTCACACATTTCCAACCGTACCTTGTCGTATGCCAACCACCTGTTGACGAGCATAAGACAAAGGTAGTTAAGATAAAGCGTAAGTCAGCGAAGGTTTCTTCTGGTGTTAAACGTACGCTAGAAGAACAGATGAAAGAGTTAGCTGACTTACATAGCATAGACTTAGATGCCGAGAAAGCGAGAGACTTACTACCACCAAACCTTAGATGATTACGCTAGATAAAACCAAAGACGGTCGCTACATAGTTAAGATAGATGCGTCACTATACACACAGTCAGCTTGTCCACGTAGGATGTGGTACATGGGCGGGAGAGGCTTACGTTACGATGGTAAGTCACACAAGATGGAGTATGGTACAGCATTCCATAAAGCATTACAAGAATACTACACTACATTTAACACAACGAAAGCTGTTGCAGTTGCCGTAGAACATTACACGCAACCTGACATTCACATACCAGACAATGACTTCCGTGACATAGGACATCTCATTGCTACGTTACATCAATACTTTAAAGAGTATGAGACTATCGACGGCCTAAGACCTGTGATGGATGATGACGGCCCTTTGTTAGAACAACGATTTGCTATACCATACCTTACCGACGGCAACTTACTAGACGTTGTGCTGTGCGGTACGGTGGACATGATAGGTACATTCAACGGCATTAACGTAATCGTTGACCACAAGACAACCGCGCTTATGCAAGTCGAGAAGTACCTTGACTCATACCAAAACTCACCACAGATGATGTTCTACAGTATGATATACAAACAACTGTTTCCCGATGAAGAACGTGGCGTAGTTATCAACGGCATCTTTTTGTCACGTACTGGTAAGAATAAGTTCCAACGATCTACGATAATCACATTCCCGAAGCACGTATTAAATGAGTTTGCCTCACACCTGCATAACATAATCACAGATTTCGCAAACAGTTTATATGCTGTGATAGCAGAAGGTAAAGATCCAGAGGAGGAGTTCTTACCAAACTTCAACTGCTGTCAAACAAAGTTTGGTGAGTGTAACTTCTCACCTGTATGCACTACACCACGGCAAGACGATAGAGAAACTCTTGTAACATCCTTGTTCACTACAACTAACACATACGATCCCTTAAAATTCCAAGCATGACTGATAAAGAAATAAAAATACGTGCGCTAGCAGAGTTCACACGTGAAGCACCACGCAAATTTGACGTAGGTTCTGCGGAACATAATCCAAAGGGCGACAAAGGTTTGTGGCGTATGAGTACGTTACAACTCGTTAAGGCACAAAAAGAAGAAGTAATAGATATGTGGCATTATACTGTCGCATTAGAACATAAGATAAAGGAGCAAGACGCTCTCATACTACAACTAAAACATACAATAGCAAACAAGCACAATGAGTAACGAACAAGACACATTAGATTTAGCTAAATCTATAGTAGAGATAGGTCAAGACGACCCAACCAGAATCATACACGCTATAGACGGTGTGAGTGAAAGTATAGAAAAACTCAACTCAACTTTAGCGGAATCTCTAAGACAGATTAAAGTTGAGTTAGATATTATTTCTAGCAACCTGTAATAGAATAACAAACATGAGTAAAGCAATAATAGGTATCGTAGGTAGCAGTGGTACAGGTAAGTCCACGTCACTACGCAATCTACCAACCAACAAAACACATATCATAGACCTCGAACGTAAGGGTATGCCCTTCCCCAAGAAGTTCCCTCACGTAGCAGCGTGCGCTAACATCAAGCAGTTTGATTCCGCACTTAAC